TTTCAGGTTTATAACTCTAAATTCGTTGACTAGATAATTAAAGTAGTGTATTATACTACTTGCGGAGTTATTTATGGACGAAAGAATTGAAAAAGCGTTTGAAACAGCCAATTATATGGCTACGCTATCAAACCAACGAAGAATCATCTTAGAAGAATTTAATCAACAGTTAATCTATTACATTAATGGTGCTGTATTTAAAATTGACAGCAATTTGATCACTTATACTAAGACAGTATTGGATCTCGGACATGCAACAGACATTGTATTTGTCGATTCAAATAATTCACCTGTGCAAATTCAAGATGTACAATCATTTTTTGATACTATTACTGAACAGTATTTCCTTGCACTGAATACATATTCAAACAAGTTTTCTGAAATCAAAAAACAGCGTAAAGTACAGGGTTTGATTGAATTATGAAATGTGGAGCAGTGATATTTGCCCAGAATAATTCTGCAATAGATTACGTCAAACTGGCAGTATTTGCTGCCATACGGATCAATAAATTTTTAAAAATTCCGGTATCCGTAATTACTGATAGCAAAAGCTGGTTGTTAGAAAGTCAACCCAATCACATATTCGACAAAGTAATTGAGATACCAGACAGTGAGGCATTTCATACTCGCAGATTTAATGATGGATCCTTGTCATCTAAAATTCTTGATTGGAAAAATATGTCAAGAAACCAAGTATATGAATTGACTCCTTATGATAGAACACTTGTAATTGATAGTGATTATATAATTAATTCATCTGTACTTGCGGGAGCATTAACTCATGATGGAAATTTACAAATATACAAAGACAGTTTAGATATTTCCAATTGGCGTACAAATAAAGAATATCTTAGAATTAATCCGTATTCTATTCCATTCTATTGGGCCACTGTTTTTATATTTGAAAAGAATCCAGTAATGAAAACATTTTTTGATTTAATAGAATACGTAAAATTAAATTGGAATTATTTCAGAACTTTGTATAGCATTGAATCTCCCACATTTAGAAATGATTTTGCTTTTAGCATTGCTATACACATTATGAATGGAAAAACTAATGGAACATTTGCAGATGAATTGCCCGGCAAAATGATCTATTCTACCGACCGTGATGTTCTTATCACAATGGATGATACTGCTTTAAAATTCCTTCTAGAAAAACAAGATTATCTAGGGGAATACATTGTGGCAAAAACTCGTAATATTGATATCCACGTAATGAATAAAGCCAGTTTAAGTCGGTTTATTGACGGAGGCACAGGTGTCTAAAGGTTTTTTAGTACTCGCTCAAAATACAAATACTGTTGACTACATTAAGCAGGCATATGCACTGGCATTGTCTATTAAATCTAGTCAAAAAAATGTATCAATGATATCATTGGTTACAAATGATGCAGTTCCAAAAAAATACAAATCAGTATTTGATCAAATTATTCCAATTCCAGGAAATGACGACGCTGCTGATGCGGAATGGAAAGTTGAAAATCGTTGGAAATTGTATCATGCAAGCCCGTATGATGAAACTATCATTTTAGACACTGATATGCTGTTGTTAGATGATGTTTCTTTGTGGTGGGATTATTGTGAACATTTTAATATTAGATTTTGTTCTACCATTAAAAATTACAAACTAGAAACAATTGTGGATACTGTGCATCGTAAAGCATTTGTTTCTAACAATTTATCTAACCCTTATTTTGCACTGCATTATTTTAAAAAATGCGATGAAAGTCTTGGTTTTTATAAAGTTTTGGAATTTGTATGCAATAACTGGGAATGGGCATATTCTAAATTCGCACCTGTAGATTATCAGCCTTGGTTAAGTATGGATTTAGCCAGTGCTGTTGCAATTGAAATGTCTGGAATGCAAGATGACATGTATGATACAAACTCTCCCTTACATTTTGTACACATGAAAACACCATTGCAAGCCTGGCCAATATCTCCAGTAAGCTGGCAAGATACAGTGCCATATGTGTTGACATCCAATGGAAACTTAATTGTTGGTAATATTAAACAACCTGCATTATTTCATTATGTAGAAAAGAATTTTTTAACAGACAGCATTCTTGATAGATTAAAGGAATTAGCAAATGGAAGATATTGAAGATTGCCTGACGCCAGCAGAAATTGCAACCGCAATGACTCCAGCAATTCAAACTTACAGATGCTATTTTGATGTTAAGACTGGAGAAATATTGTCTATCTCAAACGAAGAAAGCAGTCAATATGAAAGTGGTATTGTAATAGATTATCCTTTATATGAAAAGTTTGTAACTGGTGTAGAGCAGTTTAAAGACTGGACTGTAACAAGGACAAAAAATCCTGATAGCGAATCAGGTTTAGAAATTGTTCCCCGAATACAACAAGAGTTGTTTTTTAAAAATAACATGTTTGAATGGATCACGGCCAAGCCCACTAAAAAGACAGAATTAATAGTGCATTGGAGCCCAAACGAAAGCATGTGGATTTTCTTAATATCAAATAAAGTTAGACAACAGTATTATGACAATAAGTACTCGATGGAAACACTAACTTTTTTTGTTACACTAGAAACTGATTTTGATTTTTTAGTTAGAACAATTACTATTAATATCAAAGATTTAGTATTGGATAAAGTGTGTGTACCCTTTGTGAGTACTGTGGAAGAAAAAATAGATAAAATTTCAATATCTACTAAATCCTTATTTTCATCATACGGATTAACAATTTGGAAAAAACTGAAGAATGAGTAAAACAATAAAAATTATAGATCAGGATATCATATTCCTGAGTTACGATGAGCCTAATGCTGAAAAACATTACGCAGATTTAGTTGCTAAGGTACCTTGGGCAAAACGTGTGCATGGTGTAAAAGGCAGTGATGCCGCGCACAAGGCATGTGCTGCCAAATGCGAGACTGAGTATTTTGTCACAGTGGATGGCGATAATATTATTGATCCAAAATTTTTAGAAGTTGAAATAGACATAGACAAATTAGGCCTGACCAAGGATCACGTGTTTAGCTGGTGTGGAAAAGTTCATGTTAATGATCTTATGTATGGAAACGGCGGCCTTAAAATGTGGACTCCTAAATTTGTTAATGAGATGAAAACTCATGAAAACTCTGATGCTAATGATACAAAAGGATTAGTTGAATTTTGCTTTGATGAAAAATATTATCAATTTAGTGAAAACTACAGTGAGAGCTTTACTAATGCCACACCTTTTCAAGCATGGCGTGCAGGTTTTCGTGAAGGTGTAAAAATGTCATTGGATCAAGGAGCTAAAGTCCACAATCTTAAACACATATGGTGGCAAAATTATCACAGGTTGCTTGTGTGGTGTAATATTGGTGCTGATGTCACAAATGGATTGTGGAGCATGCATGGTGCAAGAGAAGGTGCTTATCTTACCAACTGTACTGATTGGGATTACAGTAACGTTCGTGATTTTGACTGGCTCACACAAGAGTGGGAAAAAAAATACAGCAAGATTACTGACGAAATGTTGCCCTATGAAATTATGGGCCTGGGTGAAACTTTAATTCACGAATGTGGATTAGAGCTCACCAGCATTGATGCAATTGGTAGTAAATTTTTTAAAACGGTGTTTAATAATACTCCCCGAAATATAAGGAAACGATAATGTACGACATTATTTTTATCAGTCGAAATAACAAAAGTTCTGAATTAGATTTTAATAGATTAAAACAAACTTGGCCCTTTGCAAAAACTGCTGAGTCGTTTAGAGCCGCACAGAAAAAATCTACTACAAAACTATTTTGGGCAGTATGGCCTGATGTAGTAGTAGACATAAATTTTAACTTTGATTATCGTCCTCCAGTACACGAAGAAAAATATGTTCATATTTGGCCAAATAGTGCTGATAGAAATTTGCCATCCGTGGGATTGTTTCCTAAAGACAAAGAAGTGACTGATAAAGAAATAGAAAATAGATTCTTTTCAGGTATGATAAAAATGAACACAATAGCAAGTCACACTAAATATTATGACATTGTGTTTATTTCATATAACGAAGAATATGCTGATGAAAATTACGAAAAACTAGTAAGACATGCTGGTGTTCAACATAATGATATTCATAGAGTTAATGGTGTCAAGGGAATTCATCAAGCACACATTGCTGCCGCCGAACTAGCAACTACTAACATGTTTTGGGTAGTGGATGCTGATGCTGTCATCAATCCTCAATTTAGATTTAATTCCATGTTGTCTGAAAAAGAAAATGACATTGTACATGTATGGCGTAGTCAAAATCCTGTAAATCAATTGGAATATGGTAATGGTGGAGTAAAATTATTGCCCCGTGAATTGACATTAAATCTTGATGTCAATAGTACTGACATGACAACCAGCATTTCTTCCAAATTTAAAGTTATGCCCACTGTTTCAAATATTACTAAATTTAATACTAGCCCATTAAACACATGGCGTAGTGCATTTAGAGAATGTGTAAAATTAAGTAGCGGTGTAATTCCTGGAGACGAATTGTCAGAATCTCAACTTAGACTGAATACTTGGCTTTATCAAGGCAGCGATAAAGAATTTGGAGAATATGCAAAAGGTGGAGCGAGTGCAGGACAGTGGTATGGTACAACATATAAAGATGATCATGAAGCACTATCTAAGATCAACGATTATGAATGGTTAGAAATACAGTTTAATGAACATGTTGAAATGTTCCCCCCGGTTGGAACATTTAAGGATTTAAAAGATCCTGCAGAAGCAGAACTAACACAGGATGACAAAATCAACTTCTGGAGAAGTGCTTTTAGAGAAGCTGCCAATAGTGTTACTGATGATGATAGAATACAAGAATTGCTGTATAACGGCCACAATGAATATTCACGTGGTGGTGCAAGTGCTGGTAAGTGGTTTGGAGA